ATTAATCCGGCCAGTATAAGCAATGTTATTTGCGGAAGAGGGAAAACTGCAGGAGGATTTAAATGGGAAAGGAGATATTAATATGACATTAATCTGTGTTTCTGGCCAAGCTAGGCATGGTAAAACTACCTTTAGTACATATTTAGCTGAAGGATTAAAAGAGGTAATGGACAAGGACTTTGTACTCATGAATTATGCGGATGAGTTAAAGATAAGACTTAGAAATGACTTTGATTTAACACATGACCAACTTTATGGAGAAAAGAAAGAGGAACCAGATTATAGGTATAGAAAAGAAGTTAAGTATGCATCTATAGCGTCTCCTTTTGATAATTATGAAGATGGAAAGCTATGGGAAGACAAGGATTTATACTGGTCTGCACGTGAACTTATGCAATTTATAGGTACGGACTGTTATAGAAAAATAGATTATAATTTCTGGGTTAAATCTTTATTTAAAAGGATAGAACAAGAAAATATAAATAATATTATAGTGGCTGACTGTAGGTTTAAAAATGAGATTGATGCTATAGTAGACAGGGGTGGATATCATGTTAGAATACTAAGACCTAACTTTGGTGGTATAGATGGTAAAACTCATGAATCAGAGATAGCACTGGAAGATGATTATAAAATAGATTTTAAAATAAACAATATAGGTACGCTTACTGATTTAAACATCTTAGCCTTAGATACTGCTAAAATTATAAAACATTTAATAGAAAATACTACCTATATAGGAGAAAAAAATGAATATAACAGTTGACAACAATAATTTAGTTATTACTTTATCAAGTAGTGAAATATCTGGAGCTAATATTAGTGCACTGTCTGATTATAATTATGCAAGCATTTATGCTAAAATAAGTGAATCACAGTATTTTAATTGCTCATGTGATTGGAAAAAAGATAGCGACATACCAGATTTTGTGGTAGCGTTAATGGGACTTATAAAACAAAGTAAAGAAACTGCCTCTATAAGTGGCGCTTGGGTAGGAAAAGAAGCTGAGTTTCAAGAGTGTATAAAAATAGTTTCTGATAAAAAGGGGGAATAAAATGCCTGTATCTGACGATGCTATGAGAAAACCTTCTTGGGTTCCATATATAGAAGGAGCCACTTTGAGTAGAGACGATAAGGAACGCTTTATGAAATTTGAATTATATAGCAGAAGTTATAGATATGGTAGCTTCCTACAACAAGGCTATAATCCTAACCATAATACAGTAGATGTAGAAAAAGTAGATATAAATACGGATTCCATTAGTTTAAGAGGAAATTAAAATTTAAAGGAAAAGGAAAATTTTATGGTTACTTATGAGGAAAGGTTAGCAGTATTTAAAAGTGAATTAGAACTTATTTTAGACCCTATAGTTTTAGAGTTTACTAAGTTATGTTTATCTGAAGCACCAGAATATCTATTTGTCGATTGTCCGGCAAGCTCATCTGGTAAGTATCATCCTATATCAGAATTGGGTGCTGACGGGACTATAATTCATACAAAAAAGGTGGCTACAGTGGCTTATGAGCTTTGTCGTGGTTTAGGGTGTGAAAACTATAGAGACGAGATAATAAGTGCATGTATCATACACGATTTAGTAAAACAAGGTAAGACTAAGTCAGGACATACACAAAAAAATCATCCAGGTTTAGCTGCCGAGCTTGTATCTACTATACAAGATATGACTGGCTTTTTGTCTGAGGAATCCTATAATATTATTAAAAACGCAGTTGGTTATCATTATGGGTTGTGGAGTATTAATCCTTGGAAAAAAGATTTAAAGGACTACACTCCCATGGAGTTATGTGTATATTTGTCTGATTATATAGCATCTAAAAGATGTATAGAGGTTGATTACAGGCATTTTAGTGTTTAATTAGGAGGCCACTAGTGAGTATTAAAGAATATGTAAAAGACATATCAAAGGGACTATCTAAAAATGACCACTCCCAGGAGCTTTCTCCTGGGCATGGGCGCAGGTATGAGCCTTCAGTAGGTTTAAAAAAACACAATGAGCGCATTCATAAAGAAAGTAAGATTGCTGATAGTAAAAATCTACCATTTTCTTTTAGAAAGCCGCCCAAAGTAGCTGGTAGGTCTGTGGGTATAGAGTGCCCACATTGTGGTAATTATATAGGAGCTAATACTAACACAGTAGCTATAATTTGTAATAGTTGTAATAAATTTTTTAAAATAGATAAATTAAATGATTAGGGGATTGATCACTATGGGGGTTACAGGAAAAAGAGGTAGACCTTTAGGGTATAGGTTAAATGAATCTACTAAATTGGCTATTAGACAGTCTAAAATAGGTCAAAAACATACCCAAGAAACAAAAGACAAAATATCTAAGTCTTTACTTAGTTATTTTAGAAAAAAGAACCCATTATCCTCTGAGTTGATAAACTCTTATTGTAATTATAACAAAGATCTAAGTGAAGGATTATTAGATTGGTTTGACGAGGTTAGGGACTTTATTGATTCTAGTGAGGATATACTTACATATAGAGCCATGTATAACATTGAACGTCAAGAAAGAAGTGTTGGTACTGACATAGAAAATATTAGTCATAATGTTACACCGGAGCTACTATTGATGTTTAAGCAGCACTGTGAGCTTATAGGAATAAGTATGGATTCTTTTTATGATGAATTATAGGAGCTTAGTTTAATATGGCCGGTAAAAAAGGGAGAAGCGGTAGGCCTAAAACCCCTACCAGCCCCAAAGACCTAATAAAAAAATTACTTCCAGTAGATAAACTTTTTGAAAAGGAAGAATTAGATATATATAATAATCTATTAGAAGTATACTTATACGATTTTGAAGAGGATGAACTAAGTTCCAATGATATGGATGATATCATGAATTTAGCTATAAATAGAGTAATGGAGTTTAGATTACTTCAAGGGAGTAAGGATAATATTGATAAACATTTGGACACCTCTTCCGCTATTGAAAAGATTAGAAAGCATAACAATTCTATAAAAGAAAATCTATCAGCCCGCCGCAAAGATCGTATAGATCCTAATAAATATGATGATTTTACAATAGTTGATTTAGCTGTTAGTTTTGATGACAATAAGAAAAAACAATTGGAAGAACGTGATAAAAAATTATTTGAAGATGAAAAGATTCTAATCTCAAATAGAAAAACATCTATAGGTAACAGAGAGGATAAAGATAGATTTTCAAAAGCAGACAGTACTACAAATGGTGACACTTAATGTCAAATAGTTATGACGATTTAATATTTGATAATGGCTTTAATTTAATAAATTTTTATAGACAACACCCTATAATAGCCGCCAAGGAATTACTTGGGGTAGAGCTTGATGTAATACAAAGAGCTATTTTTAGAGACATGTGGTTCAAGCAATATTGTTTGCTTGTCATGGGCCGTGGAGCTGGAAAAAGCATACATACTAATACTTTATCTATTATTGAAGGAAAAGGTATTTGTCATTTAAATGAAATACTTCCCCCTATTCCTACCTATTTAGAGGATGGCACCACAGAAGAGAGAGATTGTAACGAAAGTGTGTACACTTCTATTGGTTTTAGAAATACAAAACAAATGTCTTTAGAAAAAAATATTTCCGGAAGGTTTATAACAACTCAAAAGGGCTTTGAATTAAGGTGTGGGATTACACACCCATTGTTAACTATAAATAATGAAGGAAATTTTGTCTATAAAGTAGTTACAGACTTCTTACCTGGAGATGCTATTTGTATCCAGAGAAACCAGGGCTATTGGAGTAATAACTATATACCTATAGAGGACGGTTATCTTATTGGGCAACTAATCGGTGATGGAAGTATAGCTAATCCTTATACTCCAAGTATAACTACAGCTGATGATGAAACAAAACAATTTTGTATAGATTATTGTAAAAAAAATAATATTTCTTATAGATTGGATAATGATAGTAGAACTAAAAATACATCAAAAATATATTTTAAACAGTTTAATTATTTTTTTGAAAAATATGAAATAAAAAGATGCTTGTCTTATTATAAGGTAGTACCATTTTCTGTACGTACTTCTAATAAGGAATCACAAAAAGCTTTTCTACAAGGTTATTTTGATTCAGATGGTTGTATAGATAAACGGGGAATAGTATCTTGTAGCTCAGTATCTAAACAATTATTACAAGAAATACAAGTAATGCTATTAAATTTTGGTATAGTAAGTAAATTAAGAGAAAAGAAAACTAAGTCTACTTTTGGTAAAGCTTATTTTATTGAAATAGGTTCAACTGCTATTTTAATATTTAATAAAGAAATAGGCTTTAGATTAAAAAGAAAACAACAAAAATTATCTAATTATATTAATATAAAAATATTAAATCCAAATATAGACACAATACCTTTTATAAAAAAAATTGTTGGTGAAATAATAGATGATTTTAGGAAACTAAATAAAAAAAATATAGATAACGATTTTATAAATCATTCAAGGTATAAGTTTAAAAAATACAATAGAAATAATTTTAAAGAATTTACCTATAATAGTTTAGACAGTTTTATAAAAGACATAGACTTTTTTATAGAGAATGGGCGTAATCTTAGTTTTAAGTCATTACAAAACATAGACGTATTAAAAAATATATTATCTTCTAATTATTACTTTGATAAAATAAAGACCAACGAAGCATGGATCGGTGATTGCTATGACTTTGAGATGGATATGGGGGAAAACAATGTAGAACCTAATTATTTTGCTAATGGTTTTATAAGTCATAATACATACATGCTAGGTTTGATGGCCTCTTTAACAGCTATGTTATACCCTGGCCAGAAAGTAGGCATCATGTCAGGGGCCTCCTTCAGACAAGCAAAAATGGTCTTTGCGGAAGTAGAACGTTTATATAATTCATCCCCAATCTTCAGACAAGCGTGTAAAAAACCCCCAGTACATGGCTCAGACTCCCACTATGTAGAATTTAAAAACGTCAGAGGTATAGGCTCTATGATTCAAGCTCTACCTATTGGTGATTCGGGAGCCACCATCCGTGGTTCTCGTTTTTACTTGATTCTTATGGATGAGTTGGCCCAGGTCGATCCAAAAGTATTAGATTTAGTAATTCGTCCTATGAGTGCTACCACTAGAAATCCAATGGAAAGAGTTAAAGAAATAGAAAGAAGAAAAAGACTAGTAGAAGCAGGCTTAGCTACCGCAGATTCTTTTTCAGAGTTTGAGGTAAACAGACTAATTATGGCCTCATCTGGTTATTTTAAATTTAATCATATGTGGAACAGAATGTGTGATTATTGGAACCAAATAGATATTTCTTTAGAAAATGGCGAGGTGCCTAAACACGCTGTATGGCAAGTACCTTACTCAGACATGTCTCCTGGATTTTTAGATTTGGACAGTGTTGACGAAGCTATTAGAAATATGTCAGACATAGAGTTTAGAATGGAATATATGGCAGAAATGATAAGAGATTCTGAAGGGTTTTTTAAAGCGTCTGTTATAGAGAATTGTAGCCAAGATAAATTTCAAATAGAAATTACCGGAGATTCTTCAAGCCAATATGTAATAGGAGTAGACCCTAACCAGGGAGGTAGTGCTGATTGCGCTATAATAGTTTTAAAGATATCAAAAGAAAATTATAAAGTAGTATATGCTGAAACTATAAATTCTATAGCACATAAAAATGTATCCAGAGCTATAAAAAAATTATGCAGACATTTTAATATAGTTGGTATATTTATAGATAAGGGTGGTGGTGGAAATAGTGTAGCGGAGCGCTTAGCAGAGGATGATGACGAGCCTGTTCTTTTAACTATAGGGGAAGAAGCTCATTTTAATAAACAAGGTAGGAGAATAGTAAATCTAATAAATTTTTCTACTTCTTGGATTACTGACGCTAATTTTAGTACAAGAACTATGTTGGAAGGAAAGAAGCTGCTTTTTCCTCCTTCTCCGATACTAGCTCTTTCAGATGTGTATGGAGAGGTTTTTGAAACTATATTAAAATTAAAAATGCAGTTATTAAATATTGTTGTAACTCCTAACTTAAGTGGCACGTTACACTTCGATACCCCTAAAAAGGGACAAAAAAAAGATTTATATTCTTCTTTATTACTAGCTGCTTATGGTGCTTATGTAATGGAAAAAGAAGCGGACTTAAATAAACCTGCTAATGTATATAGTGATTCTGGGTATATACGTCAGAGAGAAACAACCGACTGGCGAGTACTAGGTGGGCCGACAGATACCCCCTTGGTAACCTCAGCCAGGTTTTCAGAGGCTACCCTAAAGATAAAAATTAAAAAATAATAAACTAACCACTTTTAAACTAGAATAGAATTAATATACTTATTAAACTATACACTTGTCCTAATGGTATTTAATCATGTTAAAAATAATGCAATTTTTTAAAGAAAATGGTAGCCTCTCTAGTATGAGAGGTGTTATGATCACTTGGTGTATGGGTGTTTTAGGGGTATGGGGTTATTTAAGCTTAGATAAAGGTGTTTTGATGGAGATACCAGAATCTGTAGTATTTTTGGTGGGTATCTTGGTTACTGGTAAATATCTACAAAAAGGAGTAGAAGTTACTTCAAGTGATGCTTGTGATGAACAGGATATTTCGGAATTAGAATTAGCTACTAAAAAGGAGAAATAATATGGCTTCTACATTTATTATAAATACATCTAATATAAAGGAGGTCTTATTAAAAGCAGAAGATAGTATAATTAAAGCTGGGGGGAAAGTGAAAAACAACAAGTTTGAAATAAGTACCTCAGTAGGCTTTTTTTCTGGTTCTTACGAAGTAAAAGATTCTATATCTATTACAATAAATAAAAAACCTATGTTGGTACCTATGTCAGTTGTAGAAAAATATGTAAGAAACTTTTTTAATGGATAAATAAAAGGAGGATTATTATGTTTAAAAAAATAGGAATGTTTTTAGTATTGATAAGCTTGGTGTTTAGTGGGTGTGCCACTAAGTTTGTAAATGATGCTGGAAAGGAACTACCTGCATCATTGGGCTACGCCGTACAAGTTATTGAGGCTTCACAAACTATATATGATACTACTTTATCAGTAGCTGGTGATTTACATTGTAACAACAAGCTTTCTGATGAATCTGCGTATAAAATTATAGCAGTTAGCAACACAGCATATATGGCTATAAACACAGCACAGGTTGCTGTAGATAATTGGAATAGGGCCTTAGAAATTAAGGGAGATACTGCTACAGCAAAAAATGCAACTTACATGCAACTATTGAACTTATCAAGAAGTATAATAGCTTTAGTTAAGGACTATCAGGAACTTACTGGTAAATCTGTACAAATTCCTCCAGTAATACTTGAATCAGAAATAGTAAACATGTTTGGAGGTAAATAAAAATGGATAATAAAACAGAAGAAAAATCAACAGATTTAAAAGATAATTACTTAGAGTTTGCATCTTTAGCTATGAAGCTTGCTATAATGTATGGGCTTCCAGCAGCGATAAAGATAGTTAAAACTATGACTAATGATAAAGTAACTGCTGAAAGAATAGCACAGCTAACTGTAACTAAAAAACCTAAAGAATATTTTCAATGTCTTTCTGGGTGCTTTGAGGATAGAGACTGTGATGGTGTAAAAGATTCTTTAGATAAATGCCCTGACGCAGGCGCTCCTGAAGGTGGCTGTGTTACAGCAGATGGGTGCCCAGACAGTGACTGCAATGGCATAGCAGATTCTGACGAAAAGTAATAAACTTAAAAATAGTGGATAGGGTAGCTCCCGAAAAGCTGATATCTCCATCAGTTTCCACTATATTTTATTTAGGAGATATATTAAAGGAGAATAATATGAAAGAAATAAAACTAACACAAGGTAAAGTTGCATTAGTAGATGACGAAGACTTTGAAGAGCTTAATAAATATAAATGGTCTGTAGCAGTTAGAGGTCATAATATTTATGTAGGGCGTAATAAGAAAATGGGCCTTAATAAATGGTCAAGAGTCTATATGCATAGAGAAATACTAAAGGATATAAAAGAGGGTATGATAGATCATATAGATGGTAATGGATTAAATAATTGTAAATTAAATTTACGCCCATGTTCCAGATCACAAAATAATCAAAATATACAATATAAAAACCCAAAGTGTGTGTCCAGATTTAAGGGTGTGTGGTATGACAAACGTTATGGGACATGGGTAGCAAAAGTAGATAATAAATATTTAGGTTCTTATGGTGATGAAGAGGATGCAGCGCGGGCTTATAATAATGCAGCTCTTTTATTATTTAAAGAATTTGCTTATTTAAATAATGTTTAATTATTATAATAGGAGCTTCAATGGTTGACATAGATAATATAACTAATAATTTAAAAGAAAAGTATCCAGAACTAGGTATAGCTAAATTAGATATAGATGAATCTAAGGGTACTTCTACTTTTTATATGAGACCTACCAAAAGCTTGCCTTTTATTACAGAAAATGGCGGGGGTATTACACCACGTAGAGAAGTGGCCGCCACCATAAAAAGAAGTCCTATAGATAGAAGTTATCTAGATTTAGCTACAAAAACTTCTCCATATAATGCTAATCCTAAAGATTTATTTACTACGGCTATGACTTACTACAAGGAAAATCCTTTAGTAGGGTCAGCTATTAATACTATGGTTTTTTTGTCAGCAAAGGGTTTTGAAAATGATATAGATGATGAGGAAATAAAAAAGTTTTTTGATGTATGGTGTCATGATGTTAGATTTCAAGAAGTTTTAGAATGGATATATACCGATTTAATAAAAGTGGGACATGTATTTACATATAAAACAACTGCACCTTATACAAAGAGAGAATCTAAAATATCTCCAGTACCAGGCGTTGCACTTAGTAAGCTGGATGGTCAAAGAATAAATAATATAGCAGAGGACATTTTTAACAGTATTATAAATAAAGCTACTTCTTATGGTATAGAGGGGGCAGCTCTAAAAGAGTTGACAGAGATAGCTGCTAAGCAGACTAAAAAAGCTACTCAAATACCAGTAGCTTACACAGTACTAAATCCTTTAACAGTAGAGATAGAAGGAAGTATGTTTTTTGGCAGTACTAGTGTTGTAATGACAGCCCCCGACGATTTAAAGGCTTTGTTAAAAAAGGCTAAAAAAGATTTAAGTGATAAAGAGAAGGAGCTTTTAAACTTACTTCCAAAAGAGTTTACTAAAGAGATAGTAGATTCTGGTAAAGTAACTTTAGATAATGAATTAGTCGGCCAAATAACATATATGAAACAACCGTATGAAAGATATGCAAGCCCCAGACTAACACGGGCCTTTGATTCTTTAGAATACAAAAGAGCACTAGTTAATGCTGATCTAAGTACTCTAGATGGTATTTCTAATTATATATTAAAAATAACCATAGGAAATGACGAATTCCCAGTAACTTCAGATAAAGAGCTAGAGACTGTAGCTAAACTATTTAACACCACCAGTAAAAGTTTTGACGTGGTTTGGAATCACACCTTAAAAATAGAAAAAATAGTATCTCCAGAAATAGATGCTATTTTAGGAAAGGGTAAGTATGAACAAGTTGAGGATGATATAAGTGCGGGAATAGCTGTTATAAGATCTTTAATAGATGGCAAAGGTACAGTAAATTCTTCACAATTAAGTTTATTGTTAAAAGGGTTGGCAGAAGAAATAAATTATATTAGAGGGCTTGTTACTAGATGGATATATGATGAATATGCTAAGATAGCGGAGATAGTTGGTTTTGACCGTTTCCCCAGGATAAGATGGGATGATAGTATATTAAAAGATACTATACTTTACATGACTGTAATATCCCAATTGGTAGACAGGCGTATGCTAAGTTATCAAACTGCACATGAAACACTAGGGTTTGATTATGCTACTGAGCTTAACAATATGACTAATGAGTTGCCTTTAGTTAAAGATGGTACTTTTGGTTTAAAAGGATCGCCATGGCAGCAAAATAAGGGTATACAACCCACACAAGAAGCCCCAACAGGAACACCTTCTTCTGGTAGGCCCTTAGCTAAGCCTACTAAGACTAAAAATACACCCAAAATAGATGATTCTAAGGCCGCACTTGAATTAGTTAAAGATATGACTAAGAAAGAGTTTTCAAATTTTATACTAGAGTTGATTGATTTTAGGAAGGAGGATTAAGATAGATGTTAAATAGACCTTTATACTTGGAAGCCACTATTAAAATAGACGAGGAAACAAAGAACTTAAGAGAGCGTGCCTCTTCTGTTATAGATCTTCCACAAGAAGGTGAAAAACAAATAGACCTTATGTATTTTACAGCAATATTTGTTTCTTCTGGAGAAAATCTAAATCATGCTTTTTTTGAATCGTCTGAGATGTTAGGAGCAGAAGGTACGATAGTTAATAAAGCATTAGATATAGAGCATAAAGAAAAAGAAATTATAGGTCATTTATATGATAGAGTTTTTATTGATGAATCAGGCTCTATATTAAATATGGATGACCTTAAGTCTTTAAAAAAGGATGAGCTGGATAAGCTTAATATGCATGTGGCTATAGCAGGTATAATTTATAAAAATAGATTCCCTGATGTAGCACAAGAGGTTGCAGAGGGTAAATGGAAAGTTAGTATGGAGGCCTATTATAGGGACTTTGATCTTAAAATAGGAGATTTAAAACTAACAAGAAAAGAAGCCGAACTAATGGGGTTGGGTGCCGATTTTGGAAGCGCAATAGGTAAAATAGGAAAAGTGTACAGAAAAGGAAAAGAGATAGCATCAGGTACAATAGCCAGAATACTTAGGGATATAACATTCTCTGGATGTGGTATAGTAGAAAATCCTGCCAACCCTCCCTCAGTCATACTTGAGGTGGCAGAACATAAGTTTAAAAACCAGTCTTCTAAAGAAGTGGTGACATTTAATATGGATATTATAGAAAATAAAGATAATAAACTAACCTCTAATCTTGTAGAGGATAATAATCTAGAATATTCATCAGACCCTGTTATAGTTCACAATAACACTGTTGGTATTTGTGTAAATTACAAGAAAAGAGTAGAGGACAAGGAAGGAAATGTAGTGAATGAGAATTGGTGCTCAAAGTTCGATACGGGATGTACAGCACCTTCTAGGGAAGCTACTAGTACTAGTTGTTTAAGAAATAAAATCAGCAGTAGTGTAGCAGCTATAGTTAAAACTAAAATAAGTAATAAAAAGGTGGATCTTTTATTAAAGAACTTAGAAAGTGCCATCGAAAAAATATCGAAATAGGAGGATAGACGACTATGTCTGGAAGTATCAATATTGGGCAACAAGGTTTACTTAGAAGCACCCCTACTAAGGTGCTTGTAAAAGCAGACGACAATTATAGAATTGTTTATAGAAATGTAGGAAAAAACAAATATATCCCTTTAATGTGGAGCACTAATCATGTTATGGACGGTGGTGCAGATACAGTTGTAGCTAGTGGTATATCTATGTATGGACTAGAGCTAGCTTTATATTCAAGCTTTGCTGTAACTGTTGTGAGCGGTACACAGGATGGTTATGTGTATATTAATAAGGATGTTGAAAATAATGTAGTTACTTTGATGTCAACTGGCTCCAATACTGTTGGTGTTGACATTACATGGTTGTTAGGTGCAGATCCAACAGTTGCACTTTTATAACTTAAAATAAATCTTTGTTAGGAAAAGGAAATAATTTTGTATCAGGTTGGTTACCTAAAATAATATGCAGGAGGATCTAATAATAATGGACGACGATAAATTACGTGATACTGTAAAGGCCATAATTGATGGTATTTTTTCTGAAAAGGAAGAAGAAGCCAGACAAAGAATGACAGAAGAGGCTATTACAAAGTCTACTTCTACCATCAATGACCTTACACAGGCTTTGGCAGAACAAAAAGAAACTCATAGAAACTAAAATAGCTTCTATGGAAAGTGACAAAAAAGTAGTTGAAGAAGAACTTGCAACTATTAAAGCTGAATTTGATAAAACTAAAGCTGATTATGATGCTTTAGTACTTTCAACTGAAGCTGATTTAAAGGAATTAGCAGAGCTAAAAGAAGCTATGGCAGAAGTTGAGAGAGTTAAAGTAGCCGAAGCTCGTTATAGTATTTTAGAGGAAGCAGGTGTATCTTACAAAGATAAAGAAAAACAGCTATCTAAAATTAAAGCTATGACAGAGGAGGCCTTTGAGTCTTACAAAGAAGAACTTTTAGCTATTAAAGAAGCTCTTATGGATAATAAGTCAGAATCAGCCGAGTTGTCTGCAGAAGACGCTGCCAAAAAAGCAGAACAGGACGCAAAAGAAGACAAGGTTGCTTTGGCAAACGTAACCAAAAGAGTAGCTCTTACAGCTGCATTAAACAATGAGCTTAAAGTACAAGACGACCTAATGGTTAGATATCAAAAATTGGGGCAGGCTTTGGCCGCTTCTATTAAGAAAGACAAGGATTAATACTAATTTTAAATATTAAAAGATAGGTAAGGAGGATAATTAATATGTTTATACCAAGACAAACTGTTGTTGAAAATCAGTTTTGTAAATATCAGGCTCAAACAGCTACGGCGGCTGCAGGTGTTGGTGGTGTAGTAGCCTACGCTGGTGCTGTTGTACACTTAGTATCCGCGGCTTCCAATCAGGAGGCTATTGTGGCTGCTTATAGTACTTTTGCGGCCAAACCTACTGGGGCAGATTTAGCTCCTTTTGGGTTTTTAATGCAGAAGGTTAAAACCGGTTATCATCAGGTGCACCCAACTGGGTTTTACATGCCTGGTGATCTAGGAAGTAGTGATGTAATTGCACAACCAAGTTATGATGGTAGTGGAAATATTAATGGTACTGTTGCTACACCCGCGGGCGTTGCTCATTTAGGTATCTGGGAAACAACCCACTACGTATGCGCGCACACAGCCAATGTAGTAGCTGATGGGGATCATATGAAACCTGGGCAGTCTCTTTATGTAGCTGCCAACAATGGTTCTAAAGTTACCAATGATGACACTGCTGCTGGTGATGATAGCTTGAATTATGAAAATCTAATTGATACAGTTGTTGTTGCTAAGGTAGTTACTGGCGCCAGCGCTGGGCAATGCTCTTCTAATATTGCTAACGCTACTCTGTATCCAATTAGAATTAAAATTTTGATTTAGTAAATATTATACTTAAAACTTGGATTAAGGCCACTTTTGTGGCCTCCAAAACTATTAGGAGGAAATAAAATTATGGAACAAAAAGAAATGAGGGAGCTATTTGCTGCGACGGCTGGAATGGATGCTGAAGGTGTTATGGCTTATAAGGCTTTTGCTGCAGCGCTAACAACCCCTATTTTACAAAAAATTGAAATAGAATCTATCATGAGACAGCTTTTTTCTGTTGAAAGACTAGGCCCTGGTGCACAAGCTATGTATCCAGTAGCAGAAGATTTTGAAATCCCAGTCTGGGTTTTACCTGGCCTAGGTTATATGGCTCAAAACTTTATTGAAGGTATAGGGGAAGACGTGTATGTGCCCACTTTCGCTATCAATGCTTCCGGCGATTGGAAGGTTTCTTATGCAAGAGATTCTCGTATCGACATCCCTATGAGAGCTGCTAATGCCGCTGCTAAAGCTTTATCTGATTTTGAAGAAGAGTGTGGTTGGAAAGTAATCCTTCCTTCAGCTTGTTCTGCATTTTCCGGTAAAGGTTTGCTGGGCTCCCGCCCAGCTCCTATTTATGAAATTAGTCCTTTAGCAACTGGTGCTGGTTATCTTTCTAAAGAACTAATCAATAAAATGATTGTTGGATTTAAACGTGTTGGTCGTACTTTAACAGATCTTTATGTATCTCCTGAAGATGCTGCTGACATTCGTGAATGGACCGATACAGATATTGACCCCATTACTCGTAGAGAAATTTTTCAAGCTGCAGGCATGGGCAAGATTTGGAACGTAACTCTTCATGAAATTCAACATCTCGGTGCTACCGGTCTTTATAATATCAATGGAGCAGCATCTTCTTATGGTAAATTTATTGCCCCTGGCAATGTATACTATTCTTACACATTGGACAATCCTAATGTGTGTGCTGCTAATGGTACTGTTTCTACTTTAGGTGAAACTCAGATCTATGGCTTTGACATGACTGTTAATGACTCCTTGGTTATGCCGATTCGCAAGGAGTATGAGGCTATTGACGACCCAACTCTTCTACGTTCTCAGAAGCAGGGCTTTTTTGGTTGGGAAGAGATAGGGTATGCGGTTCTAGATTCTCGTATGCTTGGAATGGGCGTTATTGATAGAAGTTTATCTTAATAAAACAATAAGTTACAGTAAATAATGTTTACTCGTTGTAAAAGATAATATATAATTAAATGACTAAAACAGGGTTTATTTATTTTACTATTGTATATAAATAAACCCTGTTTTTGCTTGACAACCTTATAATAATGCTTATATTATACTTAAAGAAATACTATAGTAGTATATTATAAATTTTATAAGGAGAAAATATGGCTATTTATAAAGAAAAATTTTGTTTATTATGTAATTTATCTTTTTCACCCACAAGTCCTAAACAAAAATACTGCGAGTTGTGTAAGGAAGAGGGTATAAAAATAGCAAATAGAAAAAGGGACCTTAAAAGAAACAGGATTAGAAATAATTCTAAAGAGTTTACAAGAAGGTGTAAAATATGCGGAGAAGTTTTTACTACATTTTATAAAAGTAAACTTTATTGTGGCTCAGAGGAATGTGATAAAAAAAGAATATATAAAAATAATAAAGTGGCACAGAGTAAAAGAATAGAATACAATAGGGTAAGAGGAAGAAAAAGGTATAAAGAAAAAAATAAAGAAGTACTTCTACAAAAATCTATGTTTTATAGGAAGCAACATCCTGAAGCAAAAGATTATGTTTTTGGGGCTAAACCAGCTAATCATAATATAGAATATATACGTAGTTACATAGAAGAGCGTGGATATAAATTAATATCAGAAAATTATATAAATAATAGTAGTAAAATAGAATTGATTTGTCCAGAAGGACATTTATGGAAAACTACTTTTCATAGATTCCAAGATAGAAATACTAAAAATGGTATAATTATAGGAGCAAGGTGTTTCGAATGTTACATAAAAGGTAACTACGTGTCTCGTCCTGAACAAAAACTACGTGATTACTTTTCAAGTAATTACCCAGGTATAGAAATAGTGTATAATGATAGAAAGCAAATACACCCGCAAGAACTTGATATTTATTTTCCAAAACACAGCCTTGCTTTAGAGATCTGTGGTCTCTATTGGCATTCAGAAGAGGCTGGTAAAAAACCAAACTATCATTATAATAAAACTATAAAATCTTATGAAAAAGGAATCCGTTTAATAACCATATTTGAAGATGAAATTTATAATAAATTTGATATAGTTATTTCTAGAATTCTTCAGGCATTACACCTAACACCAAATAAAATTTTTGCTCGTAAATGTTTGGTAAAGGATATTGAAAATAAAGAAGCTAATTTATTTTTAGATAAAAATCATATACAAGGTAAATCTAACGCTATTAAGTCTTTTGGTTTGTTTTATGACAATAATTTAGTTTGTGTTTCTACCGTCGGAAAAGTTAATAGGAAAGACACATCTACTGGTGATACCATAGAACTTAAAAGATTTTGTACTTTAAATAATACGATGGTTATTGGAGGTGCCCAAAAACTTTTTAAGTATATAAAAGAATTTGCTAAAAATGATGGGTATACAATAATTAAGAGTTTTTGTGACATGAGGTATGCAAATATTTTTAATCCTGTTTATGAAAATATGGGCTTTTCTTTGGCCGGGCAAACTAAATACTCCCCGCACTATGTTAAGAATGGGGTTCGTTATAGAAATTTTGTTTTAAAAAAGACCCATGAAGATTATTTGGAAGGTAAAACTGAATTTCAACTTCGGGAAGAACAAGGTTATGATAGGGTTTGGGATTGCGGTCATAGAACCTATGTATATCTAATTAACTAACCATTCTAAATAATAGAATGATTATTTTATTTAAAATATTATTTTTCATAGTTATAACAGAAGCTATAACAGAAGTAGTAGTTAAATCAGAACTCTTTTTCCCACTTAGAAAGTGGGTCTTTAATAGGAAAAAGAATAAAGTTTTTGAGTGGCTACATTCTTTATTAGATTGTGGTTACTGTTTTTCAGTATGGGTTGGTTGGTTTGTGACGTTACTACTATTTGTGCCAAACCAAAATATTGTTTTTATATCTAAATATATAGATTGGGTTTTTATAGGGCTTTTTATCCACAGAGGCTCTAATTTATTTCATTTTATTGTGGATTGTTTTAGAAAGTGGTCAGACAATGGACAAGGTGCTTAATTATTATATAGAAAAGGAGAATGCTAATTATGAATGAACTTAAAGGATTTTTAAAGAACACGTCTCATTTAGGCGGGCATATTATGAAAAGGTACGTAGCTCCACATGGTCTTGTGCCTTTAGAGGAACTGTATGCTCAGTATGGTTTAAAGTATGGTTTATTAAAAGATGATTCTTTTATAACGTGGCTTAGAGAAGTAAAACTTCAGGATAAAGAGCGCTGGGTAATAGTAGACAACGCTGAAGAAGAGTTTGCTGAAGTTAATGAGGAGCTAAGGGTAGAGAAGGAAGAGTCAGAAGAGAAGTTAGATAAAAAGCCATCTGATTTACAAGTAATGGAGTTAGCAGATTTATCTGTTAGAAAAGCTAGAGAGGCTTTACCTATGATTTCTGATGCTAAGATTTTAAAGTATGCTTTAAAAGAGGCTTCTCAGCGGCCTAATAAAGATAGCTTGTGTATAATGCTAAGAAAAAGAATAAATGAACTTGCGTCAATAGGTATTACTTAAGTTTATAAAAAAAGTGTACTTATGGGTTTTTATGCTTATTTAATAATTAACTAACCTATTCTTTAATAGAATGTTATGGTTGAACTATATTTAATAAGAGGTGCTTGATGTTAGATACACCTGCTGTAAGAATACTTCCTGGAAATATTCAGAATATAAATGAAACTGGTTTATATTTGGTTGGAATGATAAGTGCCCTTGATGTTAAAGCACTTTATGAAAGCAATGTAAATACCAATGTATACACAGACGCCGATAAGTTTGCTGTTTCTAATATAAGGTGTCTTGCCCCTATAACCGTTACAGAGAATTATCAAGTTTTAATTGATGATTTAGCTAGACAGTCTATACGTATTGATTCTGACACACCTAAAACACTGACTATGCCAGCAATGACTGAGTCTTACGACGGGGCACTATTATCATTTATTATTTTAGGTGTCGGTGACGTAAAATTATTAGGCAACTATGGACAGACAATGGTAAATGGGGCTTATTTAAGCATTGTTGGTACACAAAAATATAGCATGATAACTTTGGAATATGTACACCCTATTATAACGTGGGTAGTAAGTAAATCTACTGGAAATTGGGCAGGAGAGACTTCATAATGAAAAGGGTATTATTTATTTTTGTATTATTAATATTTTATACTACTTGTTTTGCTGGGTGGTCTGATAACGATTACAGTAATGAAGAGAAGCAAAAAGTAGCCGGAATTGAAGCCGGAGCCGAAGCCAATGAGCCTTTGGTTGATCAGTTGACGGCAGAGGCAGGTACGAGTACTACCGAATATTCTTGGAGTCCTCTCCGTGTTGCGCAGTCAGCTGCTGCCCAGATAGCAGCCTGGATATCGGCCAATACGACCGGATGGGATAAAGACGCTTCTGATGACCTTGCAGACGCTCCCATCGACGGAACCGGGTACGTCCGGAAAAGCGGGACTTGGGCGGCTGAATCCGGCGGCACAGGCTCCGGCGACGTGACCGGCCCTGCGTCCAGCACGACCGATAACATTGCTGTTTTCGCGGACGAAACGGGCAAGGTGTTGAAAGACGGCGGTGCACCTCCGACCGATGGGGCTGACGGCTTGGACGGATCAGACGGCGAAGAAATACAAATCCAAGTCGCGGGTGGCTATGTCCAGTGGAAATATGAATCCGATGTTTCATGGACAAACTTAATCGCAACTGCCGACCTTGAAGGGGCTGACGGAGCACCGGGAGCGGCAGGGCTGGATGGCGACGACGGGCTTGACGGCTATTCAGTTCGGCACGTTGAGGGCGTTCCGGGTATCGGGACCGGCAATGACGGTGATTTCTGCATCAATACTTTGACCTGGGATATTTACGGACCAAAAACGGCGGGCGATTGGGGCGCATCGACATCATTAGTCGGGCCAAGGGGTGACGATGGAGATCCATCCACAGTTGATATTAAAGACCTAACCGACTCCACCAGCCTACGCAGTACATGGAGCGGCAAGCAAGACGCTCTTGGCTTTACGCCGGTAGACAGCTCAGACACCACCGCCACCCCTACCTCGAACAAAATCCCAATCGCAGACGCCAATGGGCTGTTGGATGGGTGGGTAACGACGCCACTATATTCTGAGGTGGACGGCAGCACATCCAACGAAATCAACACGATAACCGGCGACAATGAGGCCACGACATCCGGCCTTGCAATCACCATATCCGGGGCGGGTACGGTAGCAACAGCGGTATCCGGCAACACGCTGACCATCACCGGGACCGGCGACGGCACAGGAACAGACGACCAGACGGCAGCAGAAGTATCTGTCACGACCACGGCCTTTGCCGGTATTTTCGCCAACGGCGCAACATCTGACACGGTTCAGGAGTGCCTTGACCTTGCGGACGATCACAACCATTCCGGCGTTTATGAACCAGCAGGAATAACCGCCTCAGATATCAGCGACAAAAACGCAGGGACGGACATTACCGCAGACCTTGAAGAAGAAACCCACGCCAGTGAACACGCGGTCAGCGCGGCTGATACAGTATTTCCGGCAGACCCGAATGCAGACCAGTATCTTATGTGGGATGATGATCCTGGAGTGTTAGTCTGGGCGACAGTTGGCGGTGGTGCGCCTCCTGATGCGGATTACGGAGATGTGACTATCTCTTCTGGTGTTTGGGCAGTTGAGGATGACAGCCATGCGCATACCGGGTCGAGCATATCCGGCATCGACATCTCAGACGACACTAATCTCGCCGGGACCGCCAACGAGATCACGCTGACTGGCGATACGCTCTCCCTTGCATCTGCAATTGACCTGGGCGGCAAAACATCCCTGGAAATCCCGAACGCGGCAGATCCGACCACAGACGCGGCGGGAGAGATAGCTGTGGACAGTTCGGCGGCTCCGGGAAGCGGCATCCGGTTTTACGGGGATGCGGCCTATACTCTGGCCGGGACATACAGCAAATCATTCGTGATTT